TGATATTATGATAATATAATCGCATCTGTTGTGCATTGGCAAATGCCGGCAATAAGCGAATAATCAACTTAAACTATATAGAAAGCTTCTTTTCAAAGATTGCCACTATTACCCCTGTTACATAGTCCAGAATAACCAGATCAACCAATACTTGCAGCGCCAAGTCCCACCCCCCCAATGCTTTTGCAATAACAGTACCTATTACGGCAAATATACTATTTACCGTTGCTAGTTTATTAGTCAATTTCATCATCCCCTTCATTATTTTTCGATATATAAAAAGAGCCTGCATTTGCAAGCTCTAAAGCTAATTAATACACTTTTTATGTGCCATTCTTATTGCCTCTCCGGATACTTTAGCATAGACCTGTGTTGTCGAAGGATCGTCATGTCCCAGATAATGTTGTACTTCGGATAAGCTTGCGCCATTTCGCATCATATCTGTTGCTGTAGTATGGCGGATAATATGCGGGAATACTGGTTTTTCTATACCAGCAGCCTTGCCTAAAGCTGAGATTTCTCTTTCTATTGACCGTCTGCCCAATCTCTTATACGGTCTTCGTTCGGTCACAAATAATGATTCACAATTATCTAACCGACTCAGGAGATACTTTCTTATGTGGACCTTTGCTTTTTCGGATATGTATACTACCCTCTCCTTATTGCCCTTACCTATGACACGCAACGACAGATCCTGCCAGTTAATATCGGACTTGTTCACATTCACTGCTTCATCCAATCGGCAGCCGGTAGTATAAAAAAATTCTACAAGTGCCCGCTCTCGGAGTGTTTTGCAACTGTCTCTCATTAACTCCAGTTCTTCTGGAGTAAGAGCTTGCCTTATACGTCTTTCTGCCTTTGGGTATTTGATTTTCCGCATCGGGCTTTTAATAATATGCTCTTCTGTTTCCAACCATCCGAAAAAAGACTTTAATCCAGCCACTTCCGACTCAAGAGTGGTATTAGCACAACCTGTATGCTTCTGATAAGCGGCTAAATACATCCTGATGTCCATAGTGTTGATGTCTTCAACATTTTTTCCGAAAAAGTTCATAAACCTTCTTAGTCTATAGCCATAGTTTTTGAGTGTCACCGGAGAAAGTCCTTCAACCTTTTTAGTTGATAAATATAGACTTGCCATATCCCGAATATTTGACCTGAGGATCAAAGCTTTTTCCATGGGTTTAATGTCGTAATCATAGAGAACCGTATCGAGTATCGAACGCAACCTGTCCGTAGGAATGTTGGGTAACTCATCCATTACCCTGTCGAGGATCTTAACAATAACCTCTTCTTTTACCATGATATGATACCTCCCTGTTGGTATTTTTGATTCCCTGAATTGATAAGGCAGGCTACACCTCAGGGAAGGTGCTTTAGATTGAGTGATCAGCTCAACCTTGCCTGCTTGTATTATATCATATCATGGCTATTTTCTCAATGTAAATGGGAACATTTGTTTGTATTTTCGTTCGACAAATGCGCATATTTACGACGCAAAAGTGTCCATATGTACAGTTATAATCCCATCTCCTGTACGGTATTGTGTGTAGTTACCCTGAAAGTAGTATCAGCAAGTCCATCATAGCGTAAGTGTCCTTGATTAAGAGTACTTCCGCTATATGTAGAGCCAAAAGACACTCTGACACCAGTAGCTAATCCATCACCTGCCATTGATGCACTTCTGCCTATCAAAGTTCTTACCGGTGTTCCAAGTATTGTTATAGTGCTACCAGTTCTAATAATGCAAGCTTGGAATTTATAAGCAAATGTATCGCCTATTGTTCCAGCTGTCCCTGCTGTTTGTCTGCCTAAAACCATAGTTTCTATGTTGTATGCTTTACCATCTTCTAAGTCTTTGAATATCCATAGCGGAAACCAACCGACACCTGCGCAAGTATGAGTGTAATCAATGGTTGAACATTGGTTATCTCCGGCAGTTGTAATTTTGTCAACCGCATAAGATTGCTGACCGGTTCGGGGAGCTTTGGAGAACTTCCCTTTTGCATGTGCATAATGACCAAATGCAACGCATTCTTCTCCTTCAGCAACAGAATAACTTCCTTGAGCCTTTGACTTAAATCCATATGCGCGCGAATATGTTCCGCTTGCTTCTGATTGATCTCCTCCAGCATGCGACCCATTCCCGCTTGCAATTGTTGACGACCCTTCCGCGTGTGACATATTACCACTAGCTATACAGCCAACACCTTCAGCATGTGCAGCCAAACCATATGCTTTTGTTTCTGATCCTTCTGCATGAGATGATTCTCCCCATGCACGAGTCCATTGACCTTCAGCATGCGAACCAAATCCAGACGCTTGCGTAATTAATCCTTCAGCATGTGCACTATTCCCTAATTTTTTCCCATTTATAATGACAGTCGGAGCATAACTTGTGTATATCCCTATTAATGACGCGAATGGACAAGCACCGAAATAGTATACTTTTGTACCTATACCAGCAGAATAGGTTGCTTTTGCTATATTAACAAATTCGATATTGGACTCCGATGGTCCCCTTACTATGCAAATGGGATGTAATGCCCAACCAAGGTCATTTACGGCAACAAGCGAATCTCCACTCCAGACTGCAGGAGTATGCCCTGATGCATAGATATTGCCCTTTACATCCTTCTGCGCTCCGGTGCCATATCTGGTTGTTATATTATCTGTCAATGCATTTGGAAAATATGAGGTTACATCGCCTTCAACATCCGGAATCAATACGAACTGTAATACACCAAGCCCATCACCAGCATCTTCTGAGCCATAAGTCACATTGCTATAATACCTTCTCCCGGTAACGGTCATATTACATTCTGCATGACCATCGTTGCTGGAACAAATGCAAGTGTTCCCTTCCACATGCCCTATCTTAGCATCTACTATACAACTTGTTCCTTCTGCATGACCATACCATTCATGCACTCTATTCCCAAATCCTTCAGCATGACCGCATTTTGCATTACTACCCCTGTTAGCTATATTCTGTACTTTATTGTTTTGTCCACCAGCGATAAAGGAACTTTGTGCGCCTGCCACTTGGTCACTTGATGCACGACTTTTCTGCAAGTCAACCGCCCCTGCACCTCTCGTATTCCCCGTATCTTCCGAATAGTTCAAGCCCACTTTCGCCATATCAGCCTCATGCGTCGTATGTGCATCCCATATTTCTTGTATGCTTTTCGCTGGAGCTTCCCACCAGTTGGCCTTCCCGGTGATTGCTTTTATTCTATTAGCCAACCAGCTTACCCATTGCACAAGTTTGCCCGGGCCGTTGCTGGTTGGTACCTGAGCAGGGTCAGCTGTAGGTGTAAGAGCAGTGTCAATTATATCCATATTCTCGTTTTGCACGGATATGTCGTAATATTCATTTTCGGCCGGTTTCACTAAATTGTAATTTGTTGTATTAGATGGCATCTATAATTGCCCCCCTTTCAACTGTTCATGTGTAAATCCGTTCAGGTAGCCGTGAGTATACTGCATGAGCTGCAGATGTGTGCGATAAATAATTACATAGGTATATGCCAGGTGCGCGGGTTTGATTTCCTCTATCGCAGCTGTTAAGTCTTCCATATTGGGCGGTATACCTAAGGTACCTGTAAACTTAATTTCAAAACGATACTCGTTGTTGTATTCAATCACTTCCACCTGGCCGTTACTGAAGCTTTCTGCGACATTCTGAATCATTGCCTTAGTCGTAGAACCCTGGCCACGCATTTTACTCAGTATTCGAGTTCTCCGGTAGTCATAGGGCTTAGATAAATCTGTATTGAGCCCATAGGCTTTTTCCCAGTATGTCAGCCCCCAAGTCGCTGTAGCTATATCCAACTGCTTAAATAAATCCTCTTTGGCAGCTGATATTGCTTCAACCTGCGTATTAAATACCCCCTGAAGTTCTACCACTTCTGGGCTTTCCGCATAATTTGGTGTCAATAAATCAATCAGAGCCATCAGCTGATCACCACCGTTCCGGCAATAGGAACCTGGTCATCACCAACCGTTATATTTACAGTTCCTCCGTTTACTGTTAAAGAACTGTAGTCAATCACGCCCTCAATATCCAGCAGCATAAATGCGATTCGGTTATATACAATTTCATATTTATTAAAAGCTATACTTTGTAAATAAGCTGCCAAACTGCTTTCAAAAGCTGCCTGCACTGCTGCTTTTGTGGTTGTACTTTCAATTGATATCGTAGCCTCAACATTAATCGCAAGGCCTTCTGCGCTCATAACCGTTACTGTAGCACCAATCGGCCTATACAGCTCTATATGCTCAGCACACTGAGTTACAATAGCACTGTCAACAGGAGTTTTATTTGGCCCGACTATTAAAACTTTAACCGTACCAGCTCCATTCCATAGGGGTACTACTTTTACTCCGCCTACACCGTCTACCTCTAAAGCCCACTGCTCATAATGATATACATTCCCGCTTGTTGCAGGCTTCTGCAAGTAATTATAGAGCCTCTCTACTAGGCTTTTATCACTTTCTGGGTCAGTACCGCCTACAGCAGCCTCATTAGTGATGCTTGATAAACCGGAAATACTCACAATCTGCTGTGTAATCGTCCCGGCTGCTACATTGTATAATTCCCCTACTTCTGCTGCATTGGCTACAACACTGGCAATTCCACCTGTTATAGTGACTGATTCCTCGGTTTCAAACTCTAATCCATCAGCTGTCAGGAATACAGTCCCCTGAGGAATAATGGTTCCATCATTACCAGTAAAATGCATGGTTGCATATGCTTTTGTCCCGGGTTTTCTTACAATTCCGTAATAACCTGCCTTTTTATCTATATACTCACCTGAGGTTTCATCTACATAAACTATAGGTATCAGGGCATTCATACTGTCATACAGTTTCCATAATTCTAAAGCAACAGGCCCAACAAGGTCATTAGTGTAGCTTCCTTCCCTGGTGTCTGTCAGTGTTAAGTCAGACAGAATCTCTGCCTTGATGCTCTCCGGTGTTTTATCCTCAAACATCTATAACCACCTCCCCATACACGGTCAAGATTTTGCATTGAATTGATATCAGATCATTAGAGAAAGCAACCGACACATCAGTAACATCTGTGATGTATGGATTAATCATCAGGCATTCTTTGACATAACGGGCGGCTTCCGACTGCTTAAGCTCCCTAGTGAATGACTGGCCTATTAAAGACTCAATCTCGCATCCATAGTCCCATGTATATATATCATATTTGTATCTTTGGGTGCGCAGCGCTTTCCACGCCCAAACTAAAACAGCCCTCTTTCCCGTAACAATGGAAGGAGAGCCGTTCTTATATATTGGTATATTTCTTTCAAAATCCCAGTCTATTTCTTTGTACAACGGAAGTTCTGTTTCAGCAGCAATTGCCTCCGGTTGAATTATCGGAAAAATATTCATATGCTCACCACCTTGCAAAGAATAATAAAGCGCTGCTGATCCTCAACCGGTAATAATAAGACACTATCACCTATATTAAGGTCTACAACGGTATTACTTCTGAGCAAGTCAAAGTTTTCCTGGATCGTACCGCCGGTTTCTATCCTGAGAGGATTTATACTTTTAACTGTACCAAAACGGTAAGCCACTGGATAATTTTCCTGAACATCTTTCCTTAGGGTATTAACTAACTCGACATATGGATTTCCTTCCATGCTTAATCACCTCCAGGCTTGTTGGTGTATGCCCATGAGCTGCCTGCTGCTCCGGCAGTCTTTGATCCTGTCTTATTCGGCAATGAGCCAGCTTCCTTTTCATCCATGATATTTTTAAAATTCAATACCAATTTATTGAGATACAATCCGTTTTTCCATGTGTGCACATCACTTTCTATATAGAACAGACCATACAGCCCTGTATAAGGCTCACGCACTACCACGGCCCCACCGGTTATATTAGCCACATTCCCGAGATTATTAACTGTAATTTTTTGCTGTACCCCGTTATCATCTATAAGCTTCTGGGCTTTGAGCCCAGCGTCAGAGCCATCCGGTTGTTTTATATACTCCTGCATTAATCCGTATAATTTAATAGCTTCATCGTCTTTTAACCTTCGAATCAGCTTGTCATTTTTATCATAAATCGCAACCTGGTTAACCATATTTGTAATGCTGTCTGTGGTGCTGGCATCTATAAGGTTTGATCCGCCCTCAATCACTAAGGTTTCATCGGTTACTTTCTTCTCCAGCACATTTAGACTGGCACCCTTAAAGCTGATGTGATACTTCTTTTTTGTCTTTTCTGCTGCTATGGTATAACCTGTTTGTATAATGTCATACAGGGTTACTCCCAAGAAATTTCTGCTTATTTTAACCCCTGTGCTGACAAGTTCACCAACTGTTATGCCAAAATCAGAGCAGACCCTTTTAGCTATTGCTTCTGTAGTCTGATTCGTAAATTTATATGATGCCCTGTTGCGTTTCAGATAAATGCCGCGGTCAAAGCAGGTTACATCAATAGTGCTGCTTGCTGTGCTCTTGCTTCGTTCAAATACAAAACCCTCAAATAAGATTCTATTGTCCTGCATTAACGTCACGGCATTACCCAGATCACATTTAACCACCGGGATACTCTTGTCAGTGGGGGAGGATAGCAATCCGAAGCTTAATGTCCTTGCACACTGCTGATAATCGCCTGACCAGTTTATCTGAGATACCAGTTGACTGATATCATAAACACCATCGCTATTCTTTATCAATAGCTTAAGCATACTGGAGCCCCCCTGTTAACTGGCCTTTATCAGGTATAGAAAGTGTTTTCCCTGCAATTATCAGATTTGGATTTTTAATACCATTGGCCGCAGCCAATTTGGGATAAAGAGAAGCATCCCCGTAAAATTTCCGGCAGATGGAGCTTAATGTATCTCCCTTTTGGATTGTATATGATGTTGCCTTTACAACTGTGGTTGCTGCAACTCTGCTTTTGTTTCCGCTCCCAACTTTTTCAACCTTAACAGCACTTAATTCCCGGTATTCACGCAAGCTTATAGTTGCATACACATCATTGGTACCGTCCTGTTCTGAGTAATTTATTGACTCGACAAGTACAGGTATATTGACAAGAGTATCCGAAATTACAAAGCGCAATACAGTCCGCGCATCACACCACTTAAGGAAATAATCCACATAGGTATATGGGTCCTGATTTGAGAAGGCAAAGGGATAAGCCTGGGCCGGGAACATGCAGTCTATCTTTAATGCGGCCAATGTGCCATAACCGGCTATATTAACATCGCCAAGGGTATGAATGTTAATAGTCTCTATTCTAACGCCGTGTCCTACTGAAAAAGATGGCGGTGTAACCGGCAGCAGAATCTCTCTGTTGCCATCCTTAAATATGAATTTCCTTTTCATTTCTTCACCCACTTTATCCTGGAACTGCTATCATTGCAGCCATTTTAATCTGACTGCATATTTCCCTGGCGATTTTCTCAATATCTGCTTCTTCTCTGACCGCAAAGCTATTACCAGTAATCATAATTTGAGGATTATTTACTGCCCTTGCTTCACTTGCCGTCAGAACCTTTTCTCCCTGATGGAGTAGAGCAGGGAAATTATCGTATGGGACATAATCCAATCCATAAGCATACTTGCCGTAACCGTGAATTTGTCTACCGCCTCTGCCTCCGGTTCTTACACCATTTTCAGGTCCCAATGTATAGATATCGCCAGCTCCAGCCATTCTGCCCTTAGAAAACTCCTGCCCCATAACATAACCGGCATTCCAGTATTCATCCTTAAGGGCTGTATCCTGCCTTATGCTTTTAGCCAGTTCCAAATCTGCCTGCAGCTGCAGCTGATAACCTTCACTTGCCTTATATTCATTTTCACCCTTTATCTGGGCTTCAGCCAGGAGAGCTCCCATCTTAACCCTATCACCTTCGGCAGCTGCCTTCTTATACTCTTCACTGGCCATCATAGCATCCATGGCCTCACGGATGGCGGCCTCCCTGGCATTATCAAGAGAGGCTTTCCATTCACCAATCATCCGATTGGCTTCTTTCATTTTTTCGCCACCTTCGCCGCCTAACCATTCAATCTCAGCCTGGATACCTTTCTTGCGCTCTTCGTTATACCCTTCCCCCATGGCAGCATTCATAGCATCTTGAGCGTCTTCCAATGAACTTATTAAACCCTGATAAGTCTGAGACTGTTTCTCCATATTGCCGGCAAATTCTTTACCCATATAATCTGATATTGCTTTAGCTGCTTCAGCACCGGGGACAAGGCCCTTAGACACCATTTCCTGTACTTCAGCTTTAGTTTTTCCTGAAGCTTGGGCAAGATAATCCCAAACCGGTATACCACGCTCCAACAATGGGTTCAGATATTCCAAAGTTGTTTTCCCTGTGGTCCTCATACGGCCTAAACCCGTTGCCACAAAATTCATATCTTCCGCTGACATGCTTAAGGCCGATCCAGCATCACCTATCTTAGTAAGCTCAGGAAGCAGCTCATCCACTTTGTAACCATAGGCAAGCATTGTTTTACTTATTGTAGCCAGCTGGTCATAACCGAAGGGAGTCTTTGCTGCAAATTCTGTCATTTCAGCAAGATAATCTTTTGCAGCCTCTTCACTTCCCAGGAGGGTTGCAAAGGATATCTGCTTTTGTTCACGGCTGCCGGCAATCGTTGAACCGGATGCCAATTCATCTGACTGCCGTTGTTTTGCCGAGTTGTAGCTGTCCTGGACTACTTTCTTAAAGGCATCATCCTTGGCTGTATAAAGACTAACACCACCATTTATAATCCCCAGACCTGCGCCGGCTGCTGCTCCTATAGCAGTCCCCACCCCCGGCAAAATAGAGCCGACTGCAGCACCGGATGCTGCACCTGACAATATATTACTAAGCAGAGTATTGCCTGCTCCGCCATATGCGCTACCGACTACCCCCGCAGTAATGTTTGCTGCTGTGTCACCTAACAGCTTGAACGCCCCTGCGGCAGCAAGACTTGATATTAAGGTCTTGGCACCGCTTCCAGCCTTATTTTCCGCTTTGCTTACTGCACCAGTAAGGCTTAGGATATCCTTCTCCGCTTGCTTAGCATTTTTGCTTACCAATTCAAGATTCCTGCGTGCATTTTCATAATTGGCATTTGCCAGCTCCATTTTCAGCTTGTCAGCTGCGTCCCCAGTGGCTGCAAATTGCCTTTCTGCTTCCTTCAGGGCCGTTTTAGCTTTATCAGTCTCAACCTTCAAAGTAATCTTATTTTTATTCAGAGCGTCAAGCTTGCTTTGCAATCCCGTCAAGTCTTTATTAAAAGATTGATTGGCGTTCCGCATTGTTGTAATTGCCTGAGTGAAATTATCCCTTGCTGATATGGCTATACTGATATCTCGAGCCATGCTTATTCCCCCAATATTTGACATTCTAGGCTGTATCATTGTATAATAATTTCAGGAGGCGATTATTTTGGATAACTACGAGAAAGAGTTTAGATCAAAATTTCTTAAAGATATAGGTGGTATGTTTACTGTTATGTTTATTGCTTCAATAGTCGGTCTTATCATTTTGGCTTTTTTCAAAGTCTAAGCATGTTCTTAAGCAGCATTTAACCATGTTGCTTTTTTTATTTCTATCTCTTTCTTCTTTCCATGTCCTTTTCAAAAAAGGCTCTTACTAAAACCTTCTCCCCAGGAGGCAGGTTGTAATAAGAGCCCGGCATTATGTTTTTTTCTATAAACAGATAATACATAAGCTGCATTTCAGGGTCCGTTTCTATTTTTTTTTAACCTCTTCCACTGTCGTAACCCTGTAGCCGCTTAACTTTTCGATTTCCCGGGATATGTCTTCAATTTCCCCAGGCAGCAGCATAGCCTTCACCATTTCGGCCGGCGTAACGGCATTGAATTTCTTCTTCAGTTCTTCCGACTTCATGTCTGGGGAGGTAACCCCGGCAAGCAGAATATGCACTTCCATGTCTCCACCCGCATGAGCGGTCTTTATCTCAACGACTTTGTTGTATGTGAGCGCTCTTATGGTAAAGATAACATCCCCGCCGCACTCCTTACTGAGCCTTTTGAGTTTTATCTGCTTTTCCGGCAGGTTCTGAGGATTTGCCTTTAACAATAATTCTAAAGTATCCATTATCTTGCCTCCACTGAATCAAGGAATTCATAATCGGTAAAGGTGAAAGGGGCTTCTATCTTGCCGTTGACAGCTACTTCCCAATCAGCCAATGTCAGGTCGTCAAAAGATACGTTCTTCAAAACAACCCTCTCTGCGCCATAGGCATCCGGATCAGCCAACTTGGAAATGACCGTGAAGCGCGGATCTCTGCCGGCCTTGATTTCGGATCCGATTTTATTTGCCATTCGGCTGGATACCTTATGCATCCTCATTGAACCGGTACAGCTTATACTCTTCACCTTTTTATCCGTCGCCATCTGCCCGCACATTGGCACGTCAGACTGTGTGGCAACATTTGTGAAATAGCCTGTAACAGTCAGACCTTGGAACCATCAAGCTGATTAATATAACAATTTAAGGTAAACTGGCACCCTATACTAGTGCCAGTTTCTTTCT